TGTTTGTATCAATCCCCAATCAGTTAACAATTGAACTATAGTGTTTCTTCTTTGTATGTCTTCAAGAGTTATATCGCTCTCAAGACCATCCATAATAAACATTTCTTTAAAATGCATTATGGCATATCTACCTCGTTTATGTAAAATATGACAAGATTGGTATAGTTTCTTTTCCTTTTTGGAAGAAACTCCCAATCTTGTTAATGTCTCTTTAACTTTTAAAAAGTCTTCTTTATTTTTTAAATTGATTTCTACGCCCAAACTCGAAAAAATATCATCAGTCATAATTATTACCCCATTGTGTGATAATATTTATGATTTTCCCTTTTTTGCGCCGCCTTTATTCAGGGATTGTTTAATATGATCGATTTGTTCGGGCGGTAGCAATCTAAGAACATCTTTAGCCTTTTGAGTAGAATAACCATAATACTCTTTGATGCAATCTATGGTATTATCTTCTTCGGGTTTATGCCACTTACTAAAACGGTTCTTTTTTGCAACTTTGATACGCAAATAATCGTACTGCAATCTCTTGTCCAAATAAGGCATTTGATTCATTTGATTTACATAAAAAATAGTATCAATGAAATAAGATAGGCATCTATTGGTAATATACGGGAGATATTCCTTTTCGCATTGAATATCCTCCATAAGATTTTTCTTATTTTGGTTGATAGAATTTAGAAAATCTTTTAGTTCCATTATTTAAACTCACAACGCATCATCAATTCGACCAAACACGCTACAGTATTGATCTCTTGATCTGCAACGAACCCAGACTTGTATTGGTACTCTGCAAGCACTAGAACCGCTTCAGGAACGCTAGAAGGAACTAGAGTGTCGTATAGACAATCGTAGATCTTCCTGAACAGTTCTGTCTGTGAATTGTCCAAGTTGTTAACTACCCACTTTCGAACACCTGAGAAGTCTTTAATCTTCATTGAAGATACAAGGGTCTTTATTTCTATGTCTTTGAGGTTTGCTAGAATTCCGGCATCAATAATACCTGATGCCGAATATCTCTGCAATTCATTAATAATACGCCTAAAGTCAGGAAAATGCTTGATGATTAATTGAGATAATGCCTTTTTGTCATATTTGACCTTCTCATTATCTAAAATATATTCACAACGACCAAGCAGTTGCTTTGCAATCTCCGGTTTGTCTGTTGAGCTAATTGCAAAGTCAATACAAGTACATCTGGAATGAATTGGTTGGATAATTCGATTCTTATAATTACAGGTAATAATGAAACGACAATTGTTGGAAAACTCTTCAATTGCTCCGCGTAGTGCGGGTTGAATGCTTTGAGCATTACTATAATCAAACTCGTCTAGAATTACCGTCTTTTTGGATTCAGAAAGAGATACCGTGCTTGCAAACTGTCGAATATCGGTTCTCAATGTATCAATATTACCATTCTCGGAGCAGTTAATAATGATATGATCTACACCAATATCATTACATAATGCCCTTGCTACGGTCGTCTTTCCTGTACCTGCCGAACCTGCTAAAAGAAGATTTTGTGGTTCTCCTTTAGCAACCATGTCCTCGAAAGATTTCTTCAAGGACACGGGCAAAATACAATCTTGTATTGTCTGTGGGCGGTATTTCTCCACCCACAGAAATTCATTTTGCTTATGTTGCATATTAATTGAACTTAGAATTAGTCTCCATCGCAAACCAATACTTGAGATCTAGTGTCTCATTTGTAAACTGACCAACAACATTCTTAGAAAATTCAATAGTGTAATCACCGGGAAGAATCTTAATGTTTTCCATCTTGAAATTCAAACTGAATTCAGAATTGGATTTATTTGCACCAACATCAACCTTATAGTTGTTGGTGGTCGGATCTTGCAAATCTGATACTACTGCCATGATTCGATCATTTTCGTTAACAAATGACAAATCAGGCAATTGAAGAACAGAAGATGCTTTCTGTAATTCTGCAAAGATCTTTTCGGTAATATCAACCGAAAGAGAAACACTTGGCATATTTACATTCTTGGTTGGCGTTGTCAGCAGTCTTGGTTCTGAGTAAAAATAAGTAACACGAGAACCATTACCGCCATGTATAACAACCGACTTTTCTCCAAACTCAAACTTTGGCGTCGAAAAAAGACTGACAACGCCAAGAAACTTACTAAGATCCCAAATACCAAATTCAACATCAAATGTCTCCTCTACAGTTGCTTCCGCCATACCATTTTTGGAAGGCGTAATAGTTCGAAGAACATTACCGGGTTTTACCAATATGTTAGAATTGAGCGTAGAAAAATTCTTTAAAACAGATAGCGTAGTCTTGCTTAGCGTGATTTCGTTTTTTGTCATAGTAGTCATATTATTCACTCCATTGATCTTCATCATCAATATCCAAGTCATTATAGTTGTTCGTGTTGAGATTGTCAACTATATTTCTCAAATCATTTTTCATTTGATTCTTTTTTGACTTCTTTTGTCTTTCAACAAATCCGCGATCCCGCCTGGGATTGCTATCTCTGTTGTCTTTTTCATGAAAATCTCGTTTCACATCAAAATTCCTCTATAATTTCTATTAAGTTCTTTAATCTATTAGTAATCATATAGGGAAGAACCTTTGACCTATCTGTTACTGACGAATTTTTATTAAATTCACTAATAATATTAGTCTCTAATTGCTCAGGAATCATATCAAAATCAATAAGAGTTTTGTTTCTATCCCAGTTTCTATAATGAGGAGAATTAGAAATAGTATTGATATTTTCCTTGATTTCGGTAATAACTTTTTGCGTCAATCTGTTTTGTCGCTTATCATCAACAACAAACACATCATCGTCGGATAGAATATTCGGCACACCATCCCCGGAATCGCCGCGCAAAATATGCTCCATCAGAAAGTCGTAAGGATTATCACAAACCAAAAGTTGTTTCTTAAATGTGCTATATTGAAAAACATTAGGATATCTCTGCAATTGCTGAAAATCCTTATCGTTTGAGATAATCAAAATCTTTTCTTGGTCGTGGTATTTTCTTGCAAGAACGGCAATAATATCATCTGCTTCGGCAGAATCTATCTTTACATTCTTGTATGGAAAAACATCACGAATTTCATCGCGGATTTTATTTAAGATCTGATAAATTTGATCCCAATCAAATTCAGACTTTTGGTGAGCCTTTGCTCTATTTGCCTTGTAATTTGGAAAATATTGCTTTCTCCAAGAATTAGAAGAATCATGGCAAATCACCAATTCGCCATATTGGTCTTTGAAATGCTTTCTGAGAAGGCGATACGAATTCAAAACCATGTGCCGAAGCAAATCTTCGCTTATGGTTGAATTGTCTTTTACGCTATGAAAAAGATTCGCTAAAATTATTTGGTTGTTATCTAAAAGAATCATACACCAAGTATACCAATGTAAAAAGTAAAGTCAATTATAATTCTACCCAATGTAGACCATTTGTATCCCGGATTAATGTATAAGTTATGCCTGTGTCGGGATTATACCATCGATCTCCGATAGTTTCAGTAATAGGTTCATCAGTTTGATTAAAAAATCTATTAGGATTAATATCACCTATTCGTTCCCATCCGCTATCTTTTGATAGCGGATTTAATCCTATAATAGTCTTTGTTGCAGCATAATAAGTGCCATCAAAATCGACAGTATCACCAATAGTATACTTGATGATTTTGCCATTAGGATCGTATTTTTTATAAACTCCTAAGAATTTTAAATTATCTGTTTTGTTCATTTTAGCGTTCTGAGCAAAAGAGTATGTGTATTAATTCTACCAGTAGGACTAGAATCTTTGGTCTTCTGTGTCTTCCAGTAATTATTTATACTACGAATTCCCTCAGTTTTTGCCTTAGTCATAAATTCAATTGGTTTTTTCATCTTCTTCTCGACAGATTCAGAAGAAAATCCAATAAGAGTTGACCCCTTGACACTAATTCCCGGCCCAGTTTCATCCGACTTAAAAATGCAAGCCTTGCCGGTTTTTACATTGAAAGTAATAAGAGTAGAACAACCAACAATAGATTCAGGCAATATAGATTCAATTCCACTTGAAGTATCTTTGGTTAGATACTTAAGTTTCTTGATTACCTGTTCAGGCTTCTTCTTTCTCTTCTTTCTTGGTTTTCTATTGCTCTTTGCTATTGTGATTCTGACTGTCAAATGATCACATATTGACTTATAGAAATCATGCATCTTTTGTACTTGCTTCTTGCTAAGAAAGGAATATGCTTCTTTCAATTGAGCGTCTTTGCCTTCTACAACCAAGGCAAATTCACTCAACCCCCGCTTAAAGCATTCAAGTAAGAATTCGCAATGCATTGCACTTGGTGCGATTTCTGTCAACCACGATTCAATATCAAATGTCTTATAATTTGGCATTTTGCCGCGAATATAAGATTCGTATTCATCGATCTTTTGCTCTAAATATGCACCAAGTTCATATGATTGTTGCCGTACTCGTTCCCGAACAGGCACTACTGGTACATTTGTATCCTGAATGCTTTTGCCATTTTTAATAAGAGTAGCAATTCCTTGATCAATATTTGTCTGTACTTTTACAGGCAAAATACAATGAGATAAGGCAGTTTCGCATCTACCACCAATGCCTCTAAAAGTAAAATCATCGGTTGGAACTTTCGAAACATATTCCAATCCTTCGATTTTAAATTTCTTCATGTATTCTATTACACTATTTTTATAATCTCTATCGGTAAACTTGGTATTGTACCAATTTAATGCCAAAGCAATAGACCAATATACACGATCTTCGTCTTTAAAATCTTCAGGTTTCCAATGCTTCCAGTTTGGTTGCTTACCGTAAAAGATTTCTTCTGTTTGCGATTTCATGGCTTATAGTATACAAAAACTGGTTCGTATTTCAAATAATTTCCATTCACTTTACAAAAG